TTCAATCGCAGGGATTGTGATGTCAATCCAGAAGAACATGAGAGGTTAAGAAACGATGTAATCAATGAATTGGATGAAGAAAGCAGAGATTAAGTATTACAACAGATGTTCGATTTAAATAGGAGGATAACAATGAAAAATAAAAAACAAGACGTAAATTCGTTGGAAGAGTTATTCAAGGTAGTAAATGCATACAGCGGTTGGTTTGCTAATTTAGCTGATGAATTATCAAAAGAATTGGTTGATATTCAAACTTCTAAGAAAGAGGAAGATACATGGGAGATGGAGGTCCCGTATGAAGAGGTAGAAGAAATTTGGCTTCTTAATAGCTACGGACAGGCTCAAAAACATCATTGGAATAAAACAACATGGATTGATGGAAATTTTAACCAAGGAAACATCTTCCCAACCGAAGAAGCAGCCGAACTCGAAGCAAAACGCAGAAACCTACTAACACGATTCAGAGCATTTCGTGATGAGTGTAATGGGGATTGGAAGCCTGATTGGAAAAACCACAGAGATAGAAAATATTTTATTTCGTTTTCAGAAAAAATAAAGTTATTACTTTTTTACACAGGTACTAGTAACCATTTCCAACTATTCGGATTTTTCAAAAACGAAGAAGACGCAAAACGTGCAATCGACCTATTTGGTGACGAAATCATCGAGTTGTATGTGGAGGCTGAGTAGATGATTAAAACAAGAATATTAGATAAAAATCAGGTTGTAGCGAAAATGCAATTTGGTAGAGCAGTTCATCAATGGAACGGTGAAAGAATTGATATTTGTAGAAGTATGGACGGTACGAATATCTTTGTTGAGTACAAAGAGAAAATTGTTTGTTGGAGTGTAAAAGACATGATTAAAAAGTCGATAGAATTAATTGACGGTGAAAATTTGGAGGAGGATACTAAATGATTACAGTTTATTCTAAACCAAATTGCATCCAGTGCGAGATGACAAAGATGTGGCTTACTCGAAATAAAATTCAATTTGAGTCAGTGGATGTATCTGAGCATCCAGAGAAGCTAGAAGAAATTAAATTAAACGGCTTCCAGCAGCTACCAGTAGTAGCATTAGATGAACACTTCGATAATGCCTGGTCTGGATTCAATGTAGACAGATTAGAAGAATTAAAGGAGAGCTACTAATGGAAAGAATGGGTGCAGAGGAAAGAATGGTATTGAGATTGATTCCAAACAGCGACACTAGAAGAATTAATAGAGTGGATATCTCAAACATCACTAAACTATCAGAAAGAAGAGTGAAGAAGATTATCGACACATTAGTCAATCGCTATGGGATTGTGATCATCGGAGAACGGAACGGAAGAACAGGATATTATATTCCAGTAACGGATGAGGCTCGTAAGGACGGAATTAAGCCTATGAGATCTCAAGCAATCAAAGAATTCAATCGAGTGACTCGTATTCTTAAAGGTGATTTGAAAGCACACGAGAAATATCTATTGGAGGAAAAATGAACTTTTTAGATTTATTTGCTGGCATTGGTGGCTTCCGTCTAGGAATGGAAGCTGCTGGCCACAAGTGCATTGGTTTTTGCGAAGTTGATAAATTTGCAAGAGAAAGTTATAAAAAGATTCACAATACAGAAGGAGAAATCGAATTACATGACATTACAACAGTCTCAAACGAGTTCATTAAATCAATTGGACATGTTGACATTATCTGTGGAGGATTTCCATGCCAAGCTTTCTCGATTGCAGGAACTAGACAAGGATTCGAAGATACAAGAGGAACTTTATTCTTTGAAATTGCAAGATTCTCATCTATTCTCAAACCTAAAATATTATTCCTGGAAAATGTTAGAGGATTGCTCAGCCATAACAAAGGAGAAACATTCGAAACAATACTCAAAACGTTGGATGGATTGGGGTATGATGTGGAATGGCAAGTGCTTAACAGCAAAGACTTTGGGGTTCCACAAAACAGAGAACGAGTATTCATTATCGGACATCTTAGAGGAGAACATAGAAGAAAAGTATTTCCTATCACAACAAAACAAACGAATAACAGAATAATGCAATTAGGTAATATTATGAACACAACCAGCTTTGGAGGTAATCCACAGTGTGGAAGGATATACAGTATTAAGGGGTTATCTCCTTGTTTAAATACTATGCAAGGAGGAGGCAGAGAGCCTAAGATACTGATAGATGACAAACTAAGAAAATTGACACCAAAAGAATGCTGGAGGCTCCAAGGATTTCCAGACTGGGCATTCGAAAAAGCACAATCAGTAAATAGTAATAGTCAATTATATAAACAAGCAGGGAACAGCGTTACTGTTAATGTAATCAAAGCAATAGCCAAAAAATTGAAATGAGGGGAAAATAATGATTAATCATGTAGTAGTAGTTGGCAGACTTACTAAGAAGCCAGAACTTAAATTCACAGCGAACGGCACTAAATATACGCAGTTCAGCGTTGCAACGCAGCGTAACTTCAAGAACAAGAGCGGAGAATATGAAGCAGACTTTATTAATTGCCTAATGTGGCGCACGGCTGCAGAAAACTTTGTTAAATTCACAGACAAAGGCTCGCTGGTAGGAATTGAGGGAAGAATTCAAACACGGAGCTATGACAAAGATGGAAAGGCAGTCTATATCACAGAAGTATTAGCAGAAGGCTTCTCACTATTAGAGACTAAGAAAGTCGTGGAAGCAAGAAACAATCAGCCTGTATTCAGCAGCAATGAAGCTGAACCAATCGAATTCAGCGAGGATGACTTACCGTTCTAAGGGAGGAGTTAGATGAAGCTAGACACTAAGGCCACGATTGAAGGAATAACGGAAGTATTAGAACATTACAAGACGCTCAAAAAGATTGCTGGAGAGAATTATGTGAGCAAGATTACAGCAGTATTCTCATTCGAGCCTAGAAGCTACACAGGAACTGTGCGCAATCCGATTGAAGATCATATCGTTAGACAAGAAACAGCCAGAAGTTACATGGACAAGATAGAACAAGCTATTAATAAAATACGTGATCCGTTTTATCGACAAGTTCTAATTGAGAAGTATGTCAAGAGTAACGTGAGTGACATTGCTATCTACATAGACTTGGATTACTCTTCGACTGAATTCTATAGGCTGCTTGATAAAGCCAAGATAGAGTTTGCCCATTATTACGATGGAGGCTCATTCTTAAAGTATGAAAAAGGAAAGAGTGTTAAAGATTTATTTGATTTCTTGGGAGAACTTTGAAAGTAATTTGAAAGTTTAAACAAAGAGAAACAAGTTATAATGTTAATATAGAAAAAGTAGGGAAACAAAGATGAAGCTGCGGAAACAGCCACATCAAAGCCAGTCCTGGGAAAAGGTGTATACACGTTAGCAGCATGGACGACTGATAACAAGTGCCGCATAGGAATTAATGGAGTGGTTCGAGTCCACTCGCGGCAATTCCCCTAATAAACAACAAAACTGTCAAAAGAGCGTGCTGCAAGGTGCGCTCTTTAGTTTTTAGAAAGGACAAGCAGCATGAATTATGTGGAACCTATTCGAGATCCAGACGATGTGCAAGCTATGAAGGATTATCTGAAGGAATGGAACGAGCGAAACTATATGCTGTTCGTATTTGGAATTAATCTTGGATTAAGAATCAGTGACATTATTAAATTAAAAGCTAAGGATGTTCAAGGGCAGTATGTGAATATCAGAGAATTGAAAACAGGAAAGATTCTCAAAAGAAAGATGAACAAAGCTTTCAAAAAGGAAGTACAAGAGTACATCAAAGATATGAATCCACATGATTATCTTTTTAAAAGCAGAAAGGGAAAGAATAAAGCAATCACTCGTGAAGCAGCTTACTACATTCTGAAAGCTGCAGCGGAAGATATTGGCATTGAGAACGTTGGAACGCACACAATGCGTAAAACATTTGGATATCACCACTATAAAAATAATAAAGATGTGGCTATGTTGATGGTTTTATTTAACCACGCAAGCCCAGACATTACACTTCGATACATCGGAATTCAACAAGATCAACAGGATAAATCAATGGACGATTTCTACTTATAATGATGTTCAATTTAACATATTGAGATTTTGTAAATTCAAAATAAGAAAGTTAAAGAAACATTATTAAATCAATGAGTTCGAGCGTTGCTCGAATTTAACACAATATAAGATATGATAAATTCAGAGATATTCAAAGAATAATTAAAAAACGTTGATATGACAATAAAAACAAACAAAAAATAAGGGAAATTAAAAAATACCCCCTACCCTAAAAATAAAAGCACCCACATAAGGAGAAAATATAATGGCACGACCGGATAGAATTGGCCCCCACCGTATCGAATTTGAAAAGAATAAAAAGAGAATTCTTAAGACACAAAACGTTTGCGGTATCTGTGGAAAACCAGTTGATACAAAACTAAAATATCCACATCCGTTATCAGACCACATTATACCTATCAATAAAGGTGGGCATCCAAGCGACATTACAAACCTACAGTTAGCCCACTGGACGTGTAACCGTGAAAAGTCAGACAAATTATTTAATAAAGTGAGAGAGCCAAAAACAATTATTGGAAATAGGAATTTACCACAGACTGTAGATTGGCAAAATTACAAGTTCAGTGAATGACGGGGGTGGGGTGACCTACCCTTGGTGGTTTTTGCCCTTCACGCAGTCACTGTACGTATTTTCTCGCGCGAAAAGTTAAAAAGGAGATTGAAAATGGCATATAAAGGAAAAGAGTACTTACAACGTAAACTTGCAATGTATAGAAGCAACGTTAACATGCTTTATGAATACTATGCAATGAAAAACCAAGATGCATCCAATAGTATAACTATGCCGGATAGTGTAAGGAACATGTACAAATGCGTTCTTGGATGGGCTGCTAAATCTGTTGATAGTTTAGCTGATAGACTAGTTGTTAGAGAATTTGTAAATGATAATTTTGGAGTAAATGAAATATTCAGAAATAATAATCCGGATATCTTTTTTGATTCTGTTGTATTATCAGCACTTATTGGTTCTTGTTGTTTTGTATACATTTCAAAAGATGAATTTGGAACACCACGATTACAAGTGGTTGAAGCAAGCAACGCAACTGGAGTTCTAGATCCAATTACTTTTTTATTAAAAGAAGGATATGCAGTTCTAAAAAGAGATGATTATGAGAATCCAATACTAGAAGCGTATTTCACAGAAAATGAAACAATATTTTATCCTAAAGATGGTGAACCGTATTCGATTGAAAATCCCACAGGAATTCCATTATTAGTTCCGGTAATTCATAGGCCAGATGCATCACGTCCGTTTGGTCGTTCAAGAATTACGCGTTCTGGAATTGGTTATCAGAAAATGGCGCAAAGAACATTTGAACGAGCAGAAGTTACTGCTGAATTTTACTCGTTTCCGCAAAAATATGCATCAGGATTAAGTCCGGATGCGGAATCGATAGATAAATGGAAAGCTACTGTATCAAGCTTACTAACTTTCACAAAAGATGATGAAGGAGATGCACCAAAAGTTGGGCAATTTACAGCAGCAAGCATGGCTCCTTTTGCGGAACAATTAAAAATGGCAGTTTGTGGCTTTGCTGGTGAATGTGGATTAACTTCTGAAGATTTGGGTTTTGGTTCAGATAATCCATCAAGCGTGGATGCTATCCGCGCTAGTCACGAAAACTTACGGTTAGCAGGAAGAAAAGCACAACGCTCAATTGGTACTGGATTGTTGAATGTGGCTTACGTTTCTGTTTGCTTAAGAAATGATTATAAATTTATGCGGCAAGAATTTGTCAACACAGAATTGAAATGGGAACCAATGTTTGAAGCTGATGCAAGCACATTAACAATGATTGGTGATGGTGCAATTAAGTTGAATCAAGCGTTGCCGGGTTACATTACTGCAGATACTGTTCGTGATTTAACTGGTATTAAAGGGGCGAATGTAGATGGAAAATGATATCGTTCCGGGACTACTGGATAAGATTAAGGAAGATTTTTTTAAGGCTGCTGAAAGTAACGCAGAATTAGAACGGTTACTATTGTTATTACAAAATGGAGAAGCAACATTTTTAGATGCTCATGAGTTTTCAACGATATTAGGAAAGCTTATAGCAAAATCACTTAAAGAAAATATTAGTAGCGCAGTACTTCCGGAAGGGAAAATGCATTACAACATAGCAGAAAGAATATTAAATGATATCTTAGGAACTAATCATAATATGGTTAGTTCCTATTCTGATAGAGTCCAAACAATCTTAAATCAAAAAGCAGATATCTTTTTGAATTCGATTAAACCTAAAATCAATCAAGATCGCATTAATGGAATGATTAACAGATTGTCTTATGAAGAAAATTTTGACGATGTTGCATGGATGATAGATGAACCGGTTGTAAACTTCAGTAATAACGTTGTTGATAAATTCATCAAAGCTAATGCTGAATTTCAATATAAGGCAGGTTTGTCCGCAAAGATTATTAGAACATCCACTGGTAATTGTTGTGAATGGTGCGATGCAATAGCAGGAACTTACACTTATCCAAACGTTCCGCAAGATTTGTATAGAAGGCATAAAAATTGTGATTGTGTGGTTGAATACTTCCCAACGAAAGGTTCAGAAAATTACGGGAAACGCCAAAACAGTCACACAAAGAAATGGGAAAATCTTTAAAGGGGGAATTGAATGGCACGTACTAGAAAGAAATTTGGAAATCAACTTCCAACGCAAGCGGTTGTTCTTCCTTACGTTAAGAAGCGCTCATTATTCAAAGAAGCAATAGAAATTTATGAGAAAACCGGCCTTTCTAGTTATACATGGCAGCAAAAGTTACTTGAATCAATTATGGCTACAGATAAGAAAGGGCTATGGGTTCATCAGAAATTTGGTTATTCCATTCCACGACGGAACGGAAAATCAGAAATTTTATATATGTTGGAATTGTGGGGCCTTGAAAAAGGTTTGAACATGTTGCACACTGCACATTTGATTAATACATCTCATTCATCTTTTGAAAAAGTGAAACGCTACTTAGAAAAGATGGGATATGTTGATAAACAAGATTTCAATTCAATACGTGCTAAAGGTCAAGAACGAATTGAATTGTATAAATCCGGTGGAGTGCTGCAATTTAGAACAAGGACTAAATCCGGTGGTTTGGGTGAAGGATTTGATTTAATGATTATCGATGAAGCCCAAGAATATACAACGGAACAAGAATCTGCATTGAAATACACGGTTACAGATAGCAGTAATCCATTAACTGTAATGTGTGGAACACCACCAACACCGGTATCAAGCGGAACAGTATTCACTAAATATCGTGATAAGTGCTTATTTGGTGAATTGAAATATTCCGGATGGGCGGAATGGTCTGTTGATAGTGAAAAAGAAATTAGGGATGTGGATGCATGGTATCATTCCAACCCGTCAATGGGCTACCATTTGGATGAACGTAAGATTGAAGCTGAATTGGGGCCGGATAAACTAGACCATAACATTCAACGTTTAGGATATTGGCCGGTATATAATCAAAAATCCGCTATTTCTGAAACGGATTGGAACGAACTTAAAGTTGACGAAATACCAGTATTTAAAGGCCCGTTATTTGTGGGTATTAAATACGGTCAAGATGGAACCAATGTTTCACTTAGCGTAGCGGTTAATACAGATAATGGGGATATCTTTACCGAAGTTGTAGATTGTCAATCAGTCCGGAATGGAAATGGATGGATTGTTAAATTCTTGAAAAATACCAAGGTTGCACAAATTGTTATTGATGGCGCATCCGGGCAAAAAGTACTTTATGATGAATTAAGAGATTTCAAAATTAAAAATGTGGTACTTCCAACGGTTAAAGAAGTGATTGTTGCAAATGCATTGTGGGAACAAGGGATTTACCAAAAAACAATCTGCCATGCAGGCCAACCATCACTTACTAAGATTGTAACTAACTGTGATAAGCGGAATATCGGTTCAAATGGTGGCTTTGGCTACCGTTCGCACTTTGATGATGTAGATATTTGCTTAATGGATAGTACTTTGCTGGCGCATTGGGCTTGCGCAACTACTAAGCCTAAGAAAAAACAAAAGATTAGTTATTAAACTAAAAGTCACTATTTAAATAGTGGCTTTTTTTAATAAAAAAATTACTGTACGCGCAGGAAAACGCGGGAAAGGGGACATTTATATGTCATTTAAAACAATTGAAACGCAGGAAGAATTAGATCGAATTATTGGTGAACGTATCAAGCGTGAGCGTGAGAAATACGCCGATTATGAGAATTTATCGGAACGTGTGAAGAAATTGGAAAAAGAAAAAGCTGATTTGCTTAATGCAATTGATGGTAATAGCCAATTATTACAAGAAAAAGATGGAGTTATTAGCGCTAAAGACTCTGAATTGGCTGAATTACAAAAAATCAATGATAGTTTTAAGAAAACTCAGCTTAGAACACAAGTTGCAGTGCGCAACGGAATTCCATACGACTTGGCCGAACGACTTCAAGGTGACGATGAAGAAAGCTTGCAAGCAGACGCAGAAAGATTATCTGCACTTATCAAACCAAAAACAATCGTTGCACCTATGAAAGATACGGAACCAGTTGTTGGAGATGAGCGCACCGCATCCATGAAACAAATGTTAAAAGATTTAAGTTTAAATTAAAGAAAGAAGGATAAATATATGACAGACACAAACACATTACAAGCAGGAACATTATTTTCACCAGAATTAGTAAATGAATTGTTTTCAAAAGTAAAAGGAAAATCTGTATTAGCTAAAGTATCTAATCAAGATCCTATTCCACAAGAAGGATTAGAATACTTTGTGTTCGATATGGAAGGAAATGCGCAAATTATTGGTGAAGGCGAACAAGTCAAAGCTGGTAAAGCAACTGCAAAACCTAAAGTTGTTAAACCTTATGAAATCGTGTATCAATCACGCGTTTCAGATAAATTCTTAAAAATGAGTGAGAAAAAGAAAATTAACTTGTTAGAAAAATACAACGAAGGATTTTCTAGAAAAGTTGCGGAAGCAATGGACATCGCTGCTATTCATGGTTTAGAGCCAAAATCTATGAGTGATGCATCTTTCCGAGCAACGAACTCATTTGATGGAGTTGTATCTTCAAACGTTGTGGATTACGAAAAGGCTAAAATTGAAGAAAATATTAATACTGCAATTCGAGCGTTGAAAACACTTGGTGGACAAGCAAACGGTATTCTATTTTCTAATCAAGCTTCAGAAGCTATGTCAGAAGTAAAAGAAAATAATGTTGTTAAGTATCCTCAATTCCAATTTGGACAAACTCCGGAAGTGTTTGCTGGAATGAAATCTGATGAAACCAAAAATATGGTTGTAACTAGTGGCACCAACACTGCTGAGAAAGACCATGTTATTGTAGGGGATTTCGAAAATAGCTTTAAATGGGGTTATTCTGATCAAGTAAAATTAGAAGTTATTATTTACGGTGACCCAGACCAAACTGGACGTGATTTAAAAGCTTACAATGAAGTTTGCTTACGTGCAACAGCGCACATTGGATGGGGAATCCTAGATGAAAAAGCATTTGCACGCGTAAAAGAAGCGTAGGGCTTTTATCATGAAGTATAGAGAAAAAAATACCGGTGCCATTGTTGAAACTGATAGCGTGCTATCCGGTTCATGGGAACCAGTAGAAGAAAAAAAGAAAAATACTAAGACCACTAAAACCACAAATAAAAACGTAAAGGATGATGAATAGTGAAGTCATTTGCTACTATCGATGACTTGCAAAAACTGTGGAGAAATTTACAACCAACTGAAACGGAACGTGCAAAGGCTTTGCTTGATGTTGTATCAGATATGCTTCGTGAAGAAGCATATCGATACAATAAAGATTTGGATAAAATGGTTCAAGAAAGAGTAAGCTTTGGAAATGTGGTTAAATCCGTTGTAATCGATGTTGTAGCAAGAACGTTGATGACATCCACTGAACAAGAACCAATGACACAATTTAGTGAAAGTGCGCTTGGTTATTCTGTAAGTGGTTCATTTTTAGTTCCGGGCGGTGGTATCTTCATTAAGAATTCTGAAATCAAACGTTTAGGCTTGAATAAACAACGAATTGGAGTGATTGAACCTTATGGAAATTAAAGGAATTACAGTCACTCTATATCAAACTGTCAAGACTGGCAGCGATGGATTTGGAGCTGACATCTTCGAAGAGCAGGCTGCTCAAGTAGAGGATGTCCTTGTTGCTCCTGCTAGTGCCGATGATGTTATTAATTCAGTGCAGCTCGAAGGAAAGAAAGCAGTCTACCTGCTTGGTATTCCTAAAGGGGACACTCACGAATGGGAAGATAAGACTATTGAGTTCTTCGGTAAGAAGTTCCGTTCATTTGGCCCTGTCCAGGAAGGGATTGAGGAGCTAGTTCCTACTCGTTGGCATAAGAAGGTGACGGTGGAAAGATATGAGTGATTTCAAGTTTAAACTGAATAGTAAAGGTGTTCGAGATATGCTGCGCTCAGAAGAGGTGCAAGCAATGCTCAGAGAACGCGCTGAAGCAATAAAAGGGAGAGCTGGAGATGGATATGAAGTATCTACTTTCACAGGGAAAACTCGTGCCAATGCGAGTGTTAAAGCTACCACCGTAAAGGCAATCAAGGACAACAAGAAGAATAATACTCTACTAAAGGCGGTGAGATGATGATTCTTGAAGTAATCCGTAATTTCTTAGCTACTAAGCTTGATTGCAAAATAGTCATGGAACGCGCAGCTAAGATGCCAGATAAGTTCGTATTAATCGAACAAACTGGAGGGAGGAAGAGAGAGCATCTCAAGTCTTCAACTATTGCATTTCAGAGTTATGATTCAAGTCTGTACAAGGCTGCACAGTTGAATGAAGCAGTTAAGGCGGCAGTTGAGATGTTAGTCGAACTAGATGATGTATCTAGTGTATCGCTTAATAGCGACTATATTTACACAGATACGGAAAGTAAAAAATATAGATATCAAGCAGTATTTGATATCAAACACTATTAATTGAAGGAGAATTGTGATGGCAGAAAATAAAAACGATGTAACCAAAGTCACGACAGCAAAGCCTAAAGTCGGCGGTGCCGTGTTTGTGGCGCCATTAAAAACAGCATTACCAGAAGATGCAAAATCTGAATTAGATGCAGCATTCAAAAATCTTGGATATATTTCAGAAGATGGAATTAAGAATGAAAACACAGCATCTACTCAAGACATCAAAGCATGGGGCGGTGCTGTTGTTAATTCGTCGCAAAAAGACAAGACAGATAAATTCAAAATGACATTTATCGAGGCTTTAAATATTGATGTTCTTAAATTCATTTATGGAAAGTCAAATGTTGAAGGATCTCTTGAAACAGGTATCAAAATTAAAGTAGGTTCAGATGAAGCTGAAGAGCAAGCAATGGTGATCGATTCTGTGTTAAAAGGTGGCTACTTGAAACGAGTTGTCATTCCTATTGCTAAATTGACTGAGATGGGTGAAATTGAATACTCAGACTCTAACACACACGGTTATGAAAGTACTGTATCTGCATTCCCAGATACCGATGGATTCACTCACTACGAATATATTTCAAAGAAGGGGTAATTAAATGATTACAGGAACAACAGAAGCAGGATTCAATTACAGTCTATCTAAAGAATTGCTTGAGAGTTACGATTTTTTAGATGCACTTTCAAAAGTCGAAAAAAGTGTGTTATATCTTCCAGATTTGGTAGAGCTACTCTTTAAGGATGAGGCTAAAGCATTCATTGATAGCATGCGTAATGAGCATGGACTAGTCTCAAAAGATGATGTAGTTACTACTATCAAGGCACTTTTCGGAAATGAAGAATTAAAAAAATCTTAATCCTCGCTAAAATGATAGCGACTGATGAAGACGCGCTTATCTGTGATCTTGCTGAAACATATCAAATATATGATTACAGACGGCTGCCATTAAAAATGGTGGCCGTTTTTTCTTTTGGTCTGAGAGAAAACTCCCGAATCAAAATGAAGATGAATGATATCGAAGTTCCGTTTGAGACTATGCTGCTCGCTGGAATACAAGACAAGTTAAACGTGTTGATATGGCAGCAGACAAAAGATGGCATGAACGGTCGCAACTATCCTAAGTCAATGGTTGCTACATTGATAGGCTCTCAAGAAAAAGCAAAAACAAGTGACTTAATTGGATTTGAATCAAGCGAGGACTTTTTAAAAGAAAGAGAGAAATTGTTAAGAAAGGAGGATGACTAATGGCGACAGAATTAGGAGCTGCTTATGTTCAGATTGTTCCATCAGCACAAGGAATTAAGGGAATGATTCAGAAAGCCCTGGGTGCAGAAGTATCCAGCTCTGGAGAGCAAGCAGGAACAAGTTTCATGAGTGGGTTTAAAGGTGTAGCCTTGAAAGCCGCTGCAGCACTTGGAATTGGTGCGGCTATTAAGAGTGGTATATCTGCTGCACTAAATGAAGGAGCTGCCTTGCAACAATCATTAGGTGGTATTGAAACACTATTTAAAGGTAGTGCGGATATCGTTAAAGGGTACGCAAAAGAAGCATACAGAAGTACTGGATTATCTGCTAACGCATATATGGAAAATGTTACAGGATTTAGTGCAAGTTTGCTTCAATCATTAGGTGGAGATACTGCGAAAGCTGCAGAGGTGGCCAACATGGCAATGATTGACATGGCCGACAACTCAAACAAGATGGGGACTTCAATGGAAAGCATCCAGACGGCTTATCAAGGATTTGCTAAACAGAACTATACCATGTTGGACAACTTAAAACTTGGTTACGGTGGTACAAAAGAAGAAATGCAGCGCTTATTAAAAGACGCAGAGAAGCTCACTGGAACTAAATACGATATCAACAATCTGAATGATGTGTATCAAGCTATTCATGCTATACAAGAAAATCTAGACATCACTGGAACCACGGCAAAAGAAGCATCCACTACTTTCACTGGTTCATTTAACGCGATGAAGGCTGCAGCACATAACTTGCTCGGCAATTTGGCACTTGGAGAGGATGTAGGGCCATCTCTAAGAGCATTAGTAGATACTGCGAAGACATTCCTTGTAGACAACTTCTTGCCAATGCTCTGGAATATCGTTAAAGGTGTGCCAGACATTCTAAAATCAGCTTTTGACTTGGCCAAAGAAGCTATAGGAGAGAACTTGGGTTCAATAATGGACTCAGTGCCAGGCTTGCTACAAATGGGGCAAGATATGATCATGGGAATTTACAACAGCGCTCTTGCAGCAATCCCAGAGCTGCTTAACATTACAAGTGATATCGTTAATGGACTTGTTGAGTCGTTTATGCAGAACTGGCCTTCAATCTTCCAAGCTGGTATAGATTTTGTGTTCAAATTAATTGATGGATTGGTTCAAGCAGCTCCAGGCATATTACAAGCTGGAATTGATTTAATTTCATCGCTGCTACAAACAATCTACAGCAATGCGCCTCAATTTATTAATTCTGGATTTGAAGTTATTCGTAACCTAATCAGTGGAATTATCCAGAGAATTCCAGACATAGTGAACACAGGGATCAATATGATTACTAATCTAGTTACTACAATCTGGAATAACTTGCCTCAAATTTTAAACGCTGGTGTTCAAATTATATCTAGTTTAATCAAAGGTATAGCTCAAATGATTCCAGAAGTACTCGGAAAAATAGTGAATATGGGTGGCGAGATTGTTTCAAACTTGAGCCATATTGACTTATGGTCGGCAGGTAAAGCTATTATCGATGGATTTCTAGGCGGTATCAAAGCAGCATTCGAGGGTGTTAAGAATTTTGTTGGCGGAATTGCTAACTGGATTGCTGAACACAAAGGCCCAATCAGCTATGATAGACGATTATTAATCCCACACGGAAATGCAATCATGGACAGCTTACAGGAAGGATTACAGCTCGGATTTAAAGGTGTTAAGGCTACTGTTCAAGCTATCGCAGAAGGTATTAACGAGGTAGTAGACAAGTATCTGGATGATCAAGTATTCAATGATGTTGAAATCGGCAGCAATGTCGCTGTGGCTGGTGGAATCCAGTTATCTAAGCAACAAGCTGCTCAAATGAGCGCATGGAAGCCAGAACAATACAAATACGATACAGAAACGGATAATCAAGTGGTAGAAATTCACACTACAGTCGAGCTTGATGGCAAAGTTGTAGGAAAACAAATTACACCTTATGTAACAGACGAACAAACGAAACATAATAGACGAGAACAACGGAAGAGAGGTGAGCGCTAATGTTTAGCTTTAAGGTTAACGGCCAAGAGCTTGGCGATTTATTAATTATTAATAATATTGATTTTGGATTCAGTCCAAGCATTAGCACCACTTCTAATAAGTATGTTCTTGCGGATGGTGAGCGATTTATTCGTAGACGATTCGGAAAACGAGTGATTAAAGTTAAATTCACTCTTTTAGGTGATCGCATTGAGAAGAGCAAGATTGCTCTTCAACGTGCGCTGCTAGTTCCTGGATTGAGCCGCTTTGAATTCGGTTATCAACCAGACGTGTATTACGAGGGTATCGTTGCTGGAACTACTGACTACAATCTGGTTACATTCAGATACTCAGAAGGTTCATTTGAAATTCACTGCTTCAATCCATTTGCCATCTCAAAAAATGAGAAGGCTGCTAGAAGAGAATCGAATAAGCTTATTTTCAACAATGAAGGTACAGCTCCTGTTTATCCAATTTACAAGTTCACAGCGGAGAAAGCGTACAAGATGATATCTTTCACGCATCCGAACGGAAAAGTAGTTCAGTACGGTTACGAGAATGGCCCAGCAGTGATTAACACTAATGATTTAGTAGTGTTTGATAGCGCTGAAAACAAGCTTACTGTCAACGGTGAACGTAAGTACATCAATGCAGCAAGCCAAGTGTTCTCTATCCAACCTGGAATTACAGAAATTGCCATTATTGGCGATGAAAATAAGATTCCAGTCGTAGATGCTACATTTAAGGAGCGGTGGATATGATAACAATTACAAATAGACGATACGAAACACTCTGCCAGTTAAGCTTTGACTTAGCTGGCGGTTTGATTGCTTATGATGATTGGTTTGAGCAAGATCTAGATACTGGAGTTGGAACCTATGAGTTTACAGTCGATAAGGACGGCAATCCAGAGATTGAGAAAATCATCAATGGCTGTTATGTATTCGTTATGGATGGAAATCAGACACGAGGCTTCGAGATTGTATCGATTGAGCAAGATAACGACAGCAAGACATTCTACTGTGAAGATGGTGGATTAGACTTGCTTGGAGAAACAGTATGGCCACTAGATGGTACTTCTAGAACTCTCAAAGAGTACTTTGCTGCTGCTTCCTTAGATTCTGGCTGGGAAATCGGAGTGAACGATGTTCCAGATAGTAGCAAGAGAAGTATTAAGGTTGAGAGCTTCGAGACTGCCGTTAAACGCATGAGAAGGATTGCTAAAGCATTTGATGTAGAGCTGAGCTTCAGCTATGAATTTGTTCATGGGAAAGTACATCGTAAATTAGTGAACTTCCATAAACGAATTGGAGAGGATAAGAAGATTCGTCTAGAATATGGAATCAACGTGAGCAAGATTACTAAAAAAGAAAGTATTGAACATCTTGCTACAGCGTTACGAGCGCACGGTGCAGACGGATTAACTTTACAAGGATATAAATACAACGATGGTCGATACTGGGTTGGTGGAGACACTCTTCATGATATCTTAGAAGGAAAACGTTGGAGCCGTCATGATAATGTCGAGCGTGATGGTGGTTACATCGTAGATACTTACCAAAGTGAAGCTAAGACTCAAGAAGCACTCTTTAAAGAGACGATGCTACAACTCAAGAAAAGAGCTTATCCAGAGGCTACTTATGAAGTAGATATCACTCTACTCCCTGAAGGGACATCCATTGGTGATAGTGCCTCTATTGTGGATAATGACTATCAACCAGCTATCCAAATTGAAGCTCGTATCTCTAAATTGAAAAAGCAGCTATCACAGCCTAATGTTGGGAAAGTAACTATTACTAACGTGGTTGAAAATCCAGACACAATCTCTGAGAGAGTGCAACGTTTGAGTACGTTGATAAAAGAACGATTGTTTGATTTTACAGAGGTTCCATTTGTAATGACAATACAATCTACTGACGGTGTAGTATTCCAAAATAGCAATATAGCAACTAAATTAATTGCTAATGTAAGCAAGATGGATATTCCAATGAATAATCGTTTTTCATATCGTTGGAAACGCGTAAGCAAGTATGGATCAGACGATGTAGCATGGAATGAGCAACATACAAGTGGCAGCAACGAATTGTCAGTTACTGTTAACGATGTTGATAAGGAAGCCTCATTTATATGTGAAGCAATGGAAGGTAATCAAGTTGTTGCAAGTAGCTCTATTGTTATCAAAGACTTCATTGTTAACAAGTCAATAGGGCCAACTCCACCAACCAATCCTAGTCCTGGAGATTTGTGGACTGATACGAGCATTCCTGGAAAGGATGTTCCAAAAATTTACACAAATGGTGAATGGAAGCCTGTTTTAAACAAAGATGACAAAGAGCTGGAACGACTTCAAAAAGAATTTGAAGATCGTAATAGGGAACACGCTAACCAATACGCTAAGGTCATGGAGATTATCAATAAATCTCAAGTAACAGAAGACACATTCAGAGATTTAACTGGACGATTCAGCAATCTTGAAGAGTTTTATAAACGAATTCAAGAGACTGCAGAAGAGATTCGAGGCCTAGGGCAGCGAACAAAAGCAGTAGAGCTCAACATCGAGCAGTCAAGAGTCCTGCTTAATGCTCTCTCAACTTATTTTAATGTAGATGAAGATGGAATGCTTATCGGAAAGAACGGAAATAAATTACAAACTCGATACACAAACGAACGCATGGAATTCATTGATAGCGGCCGAGTCGTAGCGTATGTGTCTGGCCAGCAAATGAACATCGTCAGTGCTACATTCTGGAACAGTGTTACGATTGCTAATCATATCTTTGAAAAATACGATAACGAGTTCACTGTAATATCATACGTGGGAGGTGCTGTAAATGGTTAGAATAGAGAAATATACTAGTAGCGGATATGCAAAGCTTGCTATGGAAGTTACTGAGACTGGTTACAGCATCGAGAACAACGACTCACCAGTTAAGTATAATCTATGGCTCGAACGTGGCAGCACTTGGGTATACGATTTAAACAATGAGAGCTGGGCAGAAGCTACTATTAATGGCCAGACAGTAATTGGAAAGTATGTCAGCTTCGATTTAAGGAATACAGATAGAGTACTGCTAGGAAGTGGGACTCTGACAATCCCTCACAACGAAGACGGAAGCAAGACTATCACCTTTTGGGCAAGAATTCTGGATGTTGCTGACCAAGGTGACATTAACTGGTTTAGTGGCACGCTTGGACTAACGAACATCCCACGCGCTATAGGCTCAGTAACTGCTACAGAATTAGGACAGCCAGTAACTATCCAAATCAATAAAAAAGTTGATGAGTTTAGGCATCAAGTCTGGTGGCAAGTTAACAACAGCGGTTGGATTGATTTAGGAACTGGACACGATACAAGCGTGCAACTCACAGTTCCAATAGATTATGCAACACGTATCACTAACAGCGATACTGGACTGCTAGATGTGTGTGTACGTACATTCAGAGGCAATGACCAGATTGGGAACGACGTATATCAGAGAGGAATTGGCATTAAAGTTCCTGCTTCTATCGTGCCTACACTTGAAGATGTCACGATTACTGAAAGAACGGCACAATTAGCAGAATTCATTCCTGTTGGTAATTTTGTAAAAGATAAATCAGTAATGAGAGTTGAAGCAAGCAATGCAGCAGGCTCTCATGGATCAACTATTGTATCCACTGAATTAACAGTAGATAGTTTAGTAGTTAGAGCAACAACAGGAGACTTTCCAGCTAATAAGGCAGGGAATTTAGAAGTTACTGCTAAGGTTACTGACTCACGCGGAAGAATCGCAACCAAGTCAAAAACAATAAAAGTATGGGATTACTACGCACCTAGAATTATAGGGTTCTTAGCTAACAGAACGGGTAACGGCACTAACAAAACTATCATTGCAACTGTTGCTGCTAATGTTAGTCCATTAGTGATTGATGGAATTAATCGAAATCCTTATACTCTTAAAATCCAGTATTCAGCAAAGAAGGCTAATAGATGGATTGATGCCGTAAATCTCACAAAGGAGAATACAGAACCGTCAAATTGACTGTGGAGCGTTCTATGAGATTTCTAAGGCATATAATGTGAGATTAGTTATCCAGGATAAACTGAGCGATTTAGTAGATTCTGTGTTGCTCGTGCGCTCATCAAGAGTTCTGTGGGCATGGGGAGATAATCGTGCAGCAGTGGGAGGATTCCCAGAGTTAGAGGGGCACTTCGAGTCATTCCTTCCAGTCTCATTCCATAGCAGCTTAAATGTTGAAGATGGTCTAATGTCGAGAGGAAAGCCAATCCAGGAATTCGCAATGACTTCTAGGGATGGCAAGTCATTAAAATATAATGGCGATCTCAACAATTTAAAAACTGCAGGAGGTTATCATGCTTATGGAGTGCAGCATAATCCAGTAGGAACAAATAATTATGGCTATGTGAATGTGACTACACACAGTGCAGATAATAATTTCTGTGTCCAAATATATATCCCTTTCAATCAAGATTCTATTTATATGAGAAGATGTGAATCCGGAAGCTGGAGGAATTGGGCTATATTATCTACGAGTGAATTAGAAACTTCTTGGAAGACAGCTAATTTAACAGAAGGGTGGAAACATAATTCTGCATACGGCAACGTTCAGTATTCTAAGACTAGTGATGGGATGGTATTTATTCGTGGTACATGTAACGGCGGCAACACAAACACTGAATCAGTTATATTCAATCTACCAGAAGGATATCGCCCTAGAGTTGGAATATTTAAGACAGGATTAAATAATAGTTACGGACTCGCTATTATCGCGGTTTATCCTTCAGGAAACGTAGTCGTAAAAGGCAATGTAGATTCAAAGTGGTTAAATTTAGATAATGTAACATTTAAAATTTAGGAGGCATATAACGATGGAATTAGAAACAATTAAAACAAAAATCGCAACATTAGAATCAAAAGTTAAAATTATTAATCTAAAACATAATACTAACCATATTCCAAGTTAAAATTAAACAAGACGAGATTAATAAACTCGGAGAGGAGAAAGCTCAGTTAGAACAAAAAGCTCAGAGTTTAACTGATGAAATTCAACGTTTAGAGCAAGAAAATTCTAACAAGCGTGAAGAAATCAAAAAATATAAAACTGTCGTCGAGGTTATGGAATTATAATGTCAAACGACATTGAATTGAGACTTTTAAACGAGCATCTTCAATCGCTCTTTAAAAGTCCATACATTCAGATATTGCTTTGGCTTGTATTCTTTGACATCTTGTCTGGATACATCAAAGCCTTCAAATTAAAGAAATTTGACAGCAAGACAAGTACTAACGGCTTGCTTCGTCATTTTTTGGTTGTAGCTGTCGTGATGGTTATAGCGCTATATGCACGCGCGCTTGGCCATCGAGAGTTAGGTATTACAGCCTGTTTATTCTTTATCATTAGTTATATTGGCTCCTTAATGGAAAACTGGGAGGCGCTAGGATTGCCGTTCCCAGAAGCTATGAAGCCATATATTAATCAAATGAGAAAAAATCAAGAAAACAAAATTAAAAAATTACTTGTGAAAGAGGTAGAGAAATATGATGATTAACTGGAAAGTACGTATTTTAAATAAAACATTTTGGATTACACTAGTCCCTGCTTTAGCATTGCTATTACAGGCATTTTTAGCAGTATTTAATATCCGCTTAGAGCTTGGAGATACTACAGATAAGCTACTAGTATTCATCAATGCACTGTTTGCAGTCTTTGTTATTGTTGGAATTGTTAACGATCCTACGACTAGCGGAGTAAGTGACAGCACACGCGCTATGACATACGAACGACCAAACAATCAATAGAAATGGATTAGGCAGGAACGCATGCGGTGCTCCTGCCTTTTAATTTAGGAGGAATTGCAATGAAAATTGATACAAGTAGATACAGAGAAGGATTGCCACAGATTGGTTGGCCTAAGTTCCATCAAATACATGCTCATTCAACAGGAAATCCAAACTCAACTGCTCAAAATGAAGCAGACTATCACATGCGCAGACCTGTAGACTCTGGATTCTTCACACACGTTGTAGGAAACGGCAGAATAATGCAAGTAGGGCCTGTTAACAATGGAGCCTATGATGTAGGAGGAGGTTGGAACTTTGAAACTTATGCAGCAGTTGAATTAATCGAGAGCCATAATTCTAAAGAAGAATTTTTAAAAGATTACAGATTATATATCGAATTATTAAGAGCTCTTGCTGATGAAGGAGATATTCCAAAAACGCTAGATTCTGATGATTTAGAAGGAATTAAGAGTCATGAATATTGCACGTATAATCAGCCTGCAAATTACAGCGATCATGTGGATCCATATCCTTATCTGGCTAAATGGGGTATTAGCCGTGAACAATTCAAATATGATATTGAGAACGGATTGAGTGAATTGAAAGCTGGATGGCAAAAAAATTCTACAGGTTGGTGGTTCAGAAATGTTGACGGTAGTTATCCTGTGAATAAATGGAAGAATGTAGGAGGGGAATGGTTCTGGTTTGACGATAACGGTTATTGTTACATCAATCGTTGGCTAAAAGATAAAGACAAATGGTACTGGTTAGACGAGCGTGGTGCTATGTCTATAGGTTGGAAGAAAATCAATAACGAATGGTACTATTTCAAACAAGATGGTAGCATGGCCACAGGATGGGTTAAGTACTATGATAAATGGTACTATTTAAACACTAACAATGGCTTCATGGAATCGAATGCTTTTGTTAAAGGCAAAGACGGTTGGTACTATATCAACGAAGACGGAACCATGGCAGAAAAGCCAGATTTCACTGTCGAGCCAGAAGGATTGATTACAGTTAAATAATTTATAAAGCCTACTCAATCGAGTAGGCTTTTTTTGTTTTGACTATCCTTTTGACTTTCTAACTATCAAAAATAATACATAGTTTTCTAATTTTGCAAAAATGAAAATGTTATTATATCAACGTTTTCTGCACTTTTCGGTTGAGATATAACCAGGCAGTTTTTTTATCCTCCCAAATAAATATTTCTAATCCTTTTTTCCACCGGCAGCTGTCGGTGGTTTTTTATTTTGTATAGATATAAATTGACTATCCTTTTGACCTTCTATTCATACATTAATAATGGATAGTATCAACCGAGTTAGTAGTGCGATGTTTTAAAATAAAAAAGGACACCTAATTTAGGTGTCCTATGCAGAGCCGGTAAAACCTCTCTGAAAAATATCATCTGTAGAGCCTGCGATAAATCGCACCTCTAATGTATGTTCATTATAATGAAACTATGTGTGAATGTCAATTTTTGAATTGGATAGTTTTTTTAAGACTGCTATATCAATTAAGTCCATACTATCCTCTGATATTGTTGCTTTTCCAATTGGATCAGCAGGATTTTTTGGGAGCATAACTCTTAATTTACTGATGGTTTGAATATTATCTATTGCAGCATAAGTATTTTTGTTAAACTTTTTATAGTATTCGGATATTTCATCTATCCATTGTTTTTCAACAGAAATCCATTTCCTAGCTATATAGTCATTCAAATTATGAATTTTTGGATTATGTCTATTCACGAATTCCTGCATTATTTGTCTTGTTTCATCGTCATTAGGAACATATCTTTCTTTTTGCTTCCCTGAAAGTCGATGGATTTCATGTACTTCAGAAATTCTTTGAACCACTGAAACGACTTTTTCACTATATTTATTTGCCTCACTTACTAAATTGACGATTAAGTTATCTCCTAAACTGATATATTGTTTTTTATTTTTCGAACTTAACGGTATTACAGTAAGTAACCCTTTTTTAGGATGATCTTTTTTATCCAAAACAATAGCAAAATGTGGTAATGAAAATTCATTTCCAACGCCAGTGCCAAAATCTACGAATAATATAGTGCCTCTTTTATATTTCTTAAAAAGAGGTTGTTCTTCGGAGTTTTCTTTTTTAAATCTTTTTGCTCTGTAGTAATCGGACTTCCCAATATATTTGAATTTTTTATTATTTGTATTATTGGATATATCTAGCAAAATATCTCTAGCTAGTGTTAAATTTCTTTTTGTATTCATAATTCTCCCCCAAAACAAATACCTAACTTTAAAACCAATTTTACCAAACGACTTTTACCTTAATTATAGACCTAA